GCTGGCCCTCCAAATATACCAAGTTGCGCATAGGCTTTCATTGCCGCTTCATACGTTGACATCCAAGTATTTGCAACCGCCGCGGCTTGCCAAAATCGAAAAAGTTCAACGCCTTCATCCTTAACAGAGCTTGCCATTGATGCCATGGTTGAGATTGTCGCTTTTGCGGTTGCTTCCTGCATTTTTTGTTTTGCAGTTTCCATCCGTTCAAATTCATCAATCTCTCGATGAAAATCGATTATTTTTTGTTCGTTTATTTCTCTTTGTTTTTGTGCGCTTTCTTCCATCATTAGCATTCCTTCGGAATACATTTGAAGCTGGACCGCTAACAAATCATTTTGCAAAAGTATATCGTTATTAGATTGCTTTCTTAATTCGTTTTCTTCTTGCGTCGCTTTAATTTGCGCCAATGTCGCTTCGACTTGTTTATCGCGCCATTGTTTAACCTTTTTCATTGCATCCAATTGATCATTCATTGATGCAATAGATTTGTCTATTTTCTTTTTTTCATTTTCAATTTGTCCCGCGCTCATTCGAGCGGCTAAAAAAAGATTTTTTAAACCGACATCGTTTTCATCAAGTGCCTTCTTTTTTTCGATTAATGAATCTCTGACGCCCGTTATATGCTTTTCCAATTGTTCAGAAGTCATACCCGCCATTTCAGCTTCTTTGGTAAAGACTCCGAGCAATTCGTTTGCGCCAATAATTGCGGGAGCAAAGGCGTTTTTCACCTTTGCCATGATCATATCGAAACGGTCGCCTAGCTGTTCAGACGCGATTATCGTGTCTTCGTTTATTACTCCGCCTAATGCTTCGAGTTCGCGCCCCATTCCCTTTATTGCTTCAGGTCCAAGCTGAAGCATATTAAGCATTTTAACACCTTCAGAATCGAACAATTTAAACGCTAAACGGACTTTATCTGCTTGAGGTGTTAGATCGCTTGCCATAATGGTTGCGACTTCAAGCAATAAATCAGAATTGCTTCTTAGTTGTCCATTCGAATCGTTTAATTGAATGCCGAATTCCGCGATTGCGTCTTTTGCTTCGCCTGTCCCGATAAATGCTTCGGAAGTTCGTCGAGTGAAACGCTGAAGCGCGATGTTAAATTGGCGGACATCCATCCCGCTCTTCATTGCGGCAAATTGGAATTTTTGCAGATCCGCAGAACCGACTCCTAAACGCGCAGAAACTTTGCCGATTTGGTCCGCGGTATTGCGTAAATCCAACGCTAAGGCGCCTAAACCCGCGCCACCAATTAAACCCGCAACCGCGCCTTTAAGACTGCCCATTGACGATTTTAAACGATCCATCGATTTTGATACCGACGAAAACGCTTTCTTCGTTTTATCGCGTCCTAAAATTTCAACGGTTGTGCTTGGCACGTTTTTCCTTTAGCTCAAAATATGCGATCCATCCCTTTAATTCGAACTCGCTAATTTGCATAATTTCTTCAACGGTTTTATGCAAAATTTCCGCGAGTTGAAAACACGCGTATAGATCAGGATCGCGTTCTAGTTTCCCTTAATCTCGTCCTGCGTAGGATCGTTTGCGTTCATTTCTTCAATGATTCGCTGACATACATCAGGATCGAATTCATCGATAATTTGATCTAAATGACCGCGATTAAATAAGGGTTTCCCGTTTTCGTCCCGACACCGGAATATCATTCCCCAGGCGATGCATTTATCCCATTCATCGCGCTGGATATGCTTCATCACTATCGCTCTTTGAGATAACTTGATCGCAGGGCGATAATAAATTTTTGCATTATTCCATTCGGGAACCGTTAAGCATTTTAGTTCCTCGCCAAGTCTCTCCTTGAAGTGAGACTTGGCGGATTTAAGTACGTCCATCCGTTACGCGTTATTTAAGGTGAGCGTTCCGGTTCCCTGGAAAGTAAACGAAAACCCAATCGGACTGTTTAGAGAAGCGTTTATCGAGAAACCCGTCAGAACAATCGCGCCGGAATAATAATCGCCGCTTGAAGTTCCAACCGGATAAAGCTTTACATAAAACGTAGTATCCCCTCCCGCGAGTGCGGTTTGGATTGATTCCATCGATGTATCGTCGTCGTTCCAAAGCGCTTCTCCACTTCCTGACCATGAGGTTTGACCAGGAATAAACGATTTTGCTAACGAGGTTCCCATCGCGCTTGTTTCAATCGTGTCCGCCGCTTGTTCGAGCGTCCAAGATTGTAGCGAAGCGATTGCTGAATAGGTTGAGTCATCAGGCGACGTTTGGAGAACGCCACCGTTTCCACTGGCTGCGGCCATTTTTTTTTCTTTCTACGCGGCTACGTCAGGCGCGTTTTCCAAATATTGATAAGTAACGAGATACGATAAACGAACCGATCCCGTCGGTTTGGTCGCTTCGGCGTTAATAGACGCGTCAGCGCTTGTAAGGTACGAATCACGCGCAAGGTTATTGATTTTGATATCTCCTTGCATTGCGATTTGAACCTCCTTTTGTATTGCCGCAAGCGTATTCATGACGGTTTGCCCGTCTCCGCCCTGGCAATATCCTTCGATATTTACAATCAATTCCGAAGAAATCCCGCGAATCGCTCCCATTGAACGAATTTCGACGGTTTCCTCGTTATCATACACAAGCAAACATGGAAGCTTAGATTCTTCAATCGGATAGGCTCGCGATTGAAAAACATTCGATCCGGTTGTGCTTAATCCGGTTACATCGGTTACAATGCGTTCCCGAATTTGCCTGCGTAAATGGTTCGCCATTACTGTTTTTCGAGTACCAGCAAAGTCGTTCCCTGATAGCCGGACCCGCTATCCTTTTGCACGCCTACAATGTGGTAAGTAATCGAGTTAATTACGATTACGTCACCATGCGCCACGCTCGAAACATCCGAAGATATTGCAAGCGCGGTCGGCGTGTTACTCTCAACATCCCGTTCCCCCGTGTCCAGGGGAACGGAATTAAAAGGGTTATCAAATAAAACGTTGATCGTTGAAGCGCTTCCACCGTCGGGCGTATAGGTTGCCGCAGTTCCGAAATCATCGGTTAGGAAAAAATCGGATAAATCGGACGCGCTTTCAATCGTCATTTCTTTTTCGCTTTGGGTTTCGGCTCGTCTTTATACTCGACGGCACGGTTCATCCCTATCATGGAGCGAGCGCTTTTTTCGCTTGTTTCAACGACTTGACCTTTCAAGACCATATCGCCATCGAGCATTACGTTCGCAATCATTTTGATTTTCACTTTTCCGCCTTGCTCACCGGAGGCCCCTACAAGACCCCCAGCGGTTTTAGTGGTTAACATTAACTGTCGTTTGTAATCGCAAACGAGCCAGCATGACGAACGCCGAAATCGGCATCGACGAAAACGATTAATCGAATTCGTCCATCGTCAAACTCGCGATGTACTGAAACGTCAATCCCAGGACTCCAGTACCCGAGCAGCGCTTGACTCCAATCACCGAAAATTGCCCGTTGCTTTCCGCCCATTACGAGAGAGGAAGTGACCTCGGCTCTAAATCCGCCAATGTCGTTTCCTTCCATAACGAAACGTCCTGAACCTGAATCTCGGCTTCGAGCTTTTGCGTCTGCGGCTAATACCGGATGAATCGCATAACCCAATGAACCTTGATAAGCGTTTGCGCTCATTACATCACCCTGCATCGCCATGGCGTTGGCCCATGAGAATTGATCCGCGGTAATTAATGTAATTCCGACTCCGGCTGTATTACAAATACCAGCGGGATCGTTGCTTTCGCCTAATGAAACCAAACAAGCTTCATCTAGTGCGACGGCGGTCGAAAGAGAGATTTCTTCTCTTACCAACCGCTCAACATCCATAGATGATTGCAATCTAAGCTGGCGTGATAAATCCACGCGCAAGGCGTAGGTTTTAGCGCTCAAACTTAATTGATCATAACTAGGCGTAACGTCTGCCGCATCCGCGCTTTCTGCTATCCATCCGCCAGTGATTGCCGCGTCTCGTCTTGGGATCTTGATAATTCCATCAAGGTTCCGCAGGACTCTTGCGCCCATTGAAACGGTAATCATATTATTATCGAGGAATTCGATAAAACTGGACCCGTCTAAAATGGTCGGAACTAAGTTTGCGCCATCACCGGAACCCGCTAAAAGCTCGCGCTTTTTGTAGGTTGTTCGATTAGAAAGACTTCGTTCGTGCAAAACTTCGTTTGGAATATATACCCCACGCGCTTCACGATGCTGTTTCTTTTCCTGCGCTCTGCAAGCTTCAAGCTCGAATGAAGCGTTATCTTGCGCGGATCGATCATGCGGTCGGGCAAGGGCGTTGACCAAACGAAGGAAAGAGAAATCGCTTGTTTCCTTTTTCGTTAATCCAACATCGTAATGTTGCTTTGGACGATTCTTGATTCGCTCCAATACGCTTGACGCAAACTCGCCTACGCTTTTTCCTTCTTTAATAAATTCTTCTGCAAGCTCGGTTTCGTTATGCTCTCGACCGTATGCTTCAATCTCGCGTATGCGCTTTTGTTCCGCTTGTCCTGCTTCTTTAATTGCCGCTTCCATATCAATGGCGCGTTCTTGAACTTCAACTTCCATTTTCTTTTCTTTCAATTCGGGTAATTCGATGACCTCGGTTTGAACCCGTGTATTTCGCTCGCGTGATATTCCGACCGAAATATCGGCGGGAACGGTTACAATTGAGATTTCGTGAGGTTCAAAATCGGTTACTCGGTATTCGGGAGGGTTGTCTTTCGTTTGTTCCATCCGATGAACCGCGTATCCGACCGAGACGTTTTGTAAGATTCCATCCATGACATCTTGAAAAACTTCGTTTGCTCGTTCCGAGTTTCCAAATCGAATTGAAGCTCTACCGACTTTTTCTTCTATCCTGGCACTTTCCACGACTCCGACGGGTTGGTCGATATCGTGATTAAATAAGACCGGAGCCGAATTGTTCAGCCTACCAAGGCGGATCGATTCGGGTTTGTGGTCTAAGATTTCCGCGCCGAAACTCCTTTCCACGGGAGCTTCGGACGAAAAGGAAATATCTAGTGTTCGCGAATCCTTGTCCGCGTTTGATTCTTTGACTTCTAATATGCGGGTTAAAATACCCGTTTCAATTTTCTTCGTCTGTTCCATTTTCGACCTCGATGGTTTCCGTTGGTGCGGGATTTACCGGACCTGTTAAGTTCAAACCGAGTCCCTCGGCTACGTCTTTTTCAGCGGCAAGCTCGGCGAAGATATCGGTCCATTCTTCACCCGCTTCGCTTGTGATTTTTCCGATTGACGTTACGCCCATTTGAAGCGCTAATTCTTTCGCTTTTAATTCCTTGAGCGGATCGACGTAAGACCATCCGCGACCGTGAAAAACGACCTCTTCAAACTTAAAAAGTTTGCTCATTGGTAAATTTATTTGTCCCGTTGTTATTCCCATCTTCAGCCAGTTGCGATAGACGGGATAACAGAAGCGCGAAATCATAAACTGCTGGAGTGTTTTCCAGTGCGCTTGATCTTCCTGAACGCCTGCGCGGATCGATGAGTAATTGACGTTTTCAAGATCATTAGCGAGTGCGTTGTAGGAAACTCCGCATCCGTTTGCGGCTCCGCGTAGAATCGCTTTTATAAAATCGGAAAATGCGGTTGTCGGATGCTTAGGGTCAAACGCTTCGAAGTCCATTCCGCTCGGTAATTGCTGAAACGTTCCAGGCTGGAAATCAGTCAATAGATTTCCTGCCTCGTCCTCTCCGTCTCCAACGTATCCCGCGCCGTCAGGCGATTTAAAAAAGCCCATCGATGACGATCCGATCCGCGATGCAACAAGCTCGCTTTCGGTGTAATCGTTCAGCATTTGAAGCGGACGAATCGCGGTATTAAGCCACGGGATTCCGCGACTTTGCGAGGGTCGTTCCTGCATATACAAATGGATCATATCGGATGCGGGAACGCGTTCCGTTTTTACATCGTAGGAATAGTCATAAAGCTGATTCGGCGTTTTGATTGCCTGATAGTAGGCGAGCGGTTTACCGAATTTATTCTGCTCAATTCCCATGATGATATATTGATCATCTTTGAGCTTTAGATTGTTATCGATTGGAATCGAATCGCCTTCAAGAACCCAAAGCGAAAAGCCGAAAGGGTTATCCGCCCCGCCTTTCATCATTCGGATAAAAACCTCGCCGTCACGCGCCAGCGTTTCCATAACTACATTCTGAACGCCTAACCAATCCAAACGCCCATCGATGGAAACGTGATCGGGATTTTTCGACCACTCGAAAAACAAGCGTTCAAGATAGTTATTATCAAGCTTATCCAACGCGCCTTGCTCGTTCCTTGTCTTCGCTTGGAACTTAAACCCACGCGATCCGATCACGTTTGATTTCGTCAGATTGATGAATTTTTTGGCATATTCGGAATTTTGACAAAGCGATCTTGTC